TGTGTAGAGGTTTTGGCAAGGCTTGCCAAAAGAGCTCGGGTTTCATGTGGCGTTTGGCGGTGGTGGCGACTGCCAAGGCGAGGGGACTGTCGAGGTCGGCACACCCCAAAAGATCCAAATAATTGAGCCATTTGTCCTGAGCAGAGGGATCACGGGACTCAAGAATGAGCGAGCGATAATGAATGCCTTCGGCTGAGTACAAAGGGACAGGTCCTCCCAAAGTGTACCCGGAGAACTCGCCCGTGGCCCCGTTTTGGTTCTTGAACTCCCACACGGAATCTCGAAACGGCTTTGACACGCAATGCCGATCAATTGCCTCGTCATCGCCGTTGATCAGAACGGTGTCATCTGGGGTCACGTCATTAACGAGCGATGCAACCACGGCGCGACGTGCGCTGTTGAGCGCCCAGGTGTAGCGATCGCCGGAATTTTGCATGGTGGCCATGGGGCCGTGTTGGCTGCGGCTGTTAAGTCTGCGATGGATGTACCCCTCGATGTAGGCCTTGGGAAACTTTGAGCGATGCATGACGTGGACATCGAAATTCAACACCCCGGCATCACAGCCCACGTCCCAGCGCGTGACATCCGACGTGTGGACGCCGTTGCCTACCCTCCATCTTTTCTTGTAGATCTCCACGAAGCCCTGAGGATTCATCCGTCTGTAAAAGACGAAGTTCTCGGGGAACGCATCGAAAATCTCGTTTTCGAGGAAAAGGGCAAACGGCGCGTCATGCAAAGTGTGTTGAATGTCGTACTCATGGATGAGCTGGCCTGGAATGGCCTCGAGTTTGTGTCGCTTCTCGTCCTTCTTGATGACTTGCCCCTTGAGGGAAATCCGAATATCAGCCCCCGACCGATCGGGGTCGTGAGAATTGAGCTTAGACATCACCGTAGCTTCGGTGCGATTCTTTTCATACTCAGAGATCGCGAGATCACAATACTCCGCGTGTTTCATTGCACTCCACTGAGGTGCTACGGGAACGAGCTTGTCATATTCATCACACATGTCCTTGCGAGTGCATTTGGCCATCCTACGAGCATTGGCTTTGGCCGACATGGTTTTAAGTCGTTTAGACACGGACAAAAAATATGTGGCGGTGTCCGACCGTTTGTGGACATGTGGATCAACGAAAGT